AACGTATCAACTTCAGTAGTTCTTTCACCACCACGACGAGGGAACCAAAAATCCTCTGTCATTGTTAGCATTTTTCTCGAATCAGTAATCTGTCCTGACTCTGAGTTATACTGTAACTTGTTCTTGTGCCGAGCCATCATATCACGCAGATATTGTTCAGCCTTAGATTTAGGCAAGTTACCTACATCAATATAAAAAATTCTTCTTTCCGGTGCTCTTGTTAACGTATAAATTATAACAGCATCTTCTAACATTCTTAACTGATTTAATGCTTTACTTGCTGGATGTAAATGAGATAGTACTAAACTATTGTTCTCATTCATCAATCCTGAAGTAACTCGAGCAATTGCATCTTTCGAGATCTTAATTCCCGATGTGCTACTGCTTCCGCCTGCACCCAAAGTTGCATTCGCAAAGCCTGATTCTGAATACATAAAATATTCATTCTTAACCTTCTTCAACGCAATGCCAGAATGAGGGTCTTTACCTTTCTTATCAACTTCTCGTATTAACTTTAACTTACGAGGATCGACGTACCTTAATTCAATTACACCCTTTTTAATATCTTCGGGGTCAATAATGATATGATAGTTTAATCTTCCATCAACATAAAACTTTTGAAACATGTCGTATGCATTGTTTGTAAAATCAAATAATGCAAGTACAGTATCGAATTCTTTTACAATAGCCTTCTTAATCTTATCTGATAAATCTGTTTCTCCTAACGAGATATCAACAACTCTATCATTCGTATCAACACTAATTGCTTCGTTAACTATATCATCTACTGCCTGACTAATTTCAGGCTGCATTGCCATTGAACGATATTTAGTAATAAGGTCAGATTCCGTTTTAGCGGAACCTTCCATATCTAATATCGTGTTATAAAAACCACCAAGCGCATTACCAACGGTAATCGCTCCATCATCATTAGAGGGTTCGGCAAAACTAACTGGTAAAGTTGTATTGTCCTCTCCCCTCTTTATATCAAATCCAAAAATTTTCAAAATATCATCCTATATTATAATTACGAAGTGGGGATTCCGGTATTACCCTCTACCATCCAAAGATCGTAGCTAAACGTAACATCGAATGTTTGTATCCCATCAGTATCCCAATCCATTGTTTGCGCAGCAACACTAGTAGGGAATAAACCTTCAAACTTGTAAGTACGTAATGGGTCACCACTTTTACTATACTGCGTAATTAACGCGTTTGATTTATAATCCTGTGGCAAACCACTCAAGTTAGTATCATGTGAAACAATACCATTCATCCAAGCTTCCATCGCATTTCTGACTAAGAAATCTTCGTCATTGATAATTGTTACTGTCCATTCAGCAAATGTTCTTGCTCCTGCATACTTAATAGCACGACCGAAGTAATTAACTGTGTCAATTGACGCAATAGTACTAGCAGGTAGTGCAGCAGCCTTCGCCATAAACGGAACTTTGAAATCAGCTGTAGAATCAACAGGGTTTAAGATTTGCACTTGGAAAAGATTGCTACGAGCGCCACCACCAGTTAACTGGGATTTGAACTCATTTATATTAAATGCCATTCTTTTTCTCCTTTATTTAAAATTATTTATTAAGTTAGTGATCCAACAATTTCTTCAAACTCAACACCCGATCTTGTAGCAACAAAGGTTAACTCAATCACATTGATTGAACGTGCAGGCTTAATAAAGATATTAGCCCTGAACTTACCTGAGTCAATTACTGATGGAGTATTAACTGTTGTATCAGAAACAACCCTGAAATCAACGATTCCTCGCTTACCTTGAATGTCTCTTAAGAATGGTTCAACGATTCCTTTGAATTGCGCTTGAGTAAACTCGTCGTTCAATTCAAACAAGAATGATTCTGCAGCATTGGCAATTGCCTTTTCTACTGCAATAAACAATCTTCGAACATTGATACTATCAAAAGCACTGTTACCGCCTAATCCTGTCTTATCACCGAATAGGACAACTCCTCTTCCTGATTGAGCCATTACTGGGTTAACTTCATTGCTATATAGTTGATCTCTCTGAGCCTTGTTAGGATTAAAGGCAAGTTTGACAACGTTCTTAATAACACCCTTACGGAAACCAGCTGGAGATTCAAAAGGTTCAACTCTTGAAGCAAGACCTGCTATATCACCGTTAAGTGGAGTGTATCTATATACATCGTTATATCTATCGTATCTGTACTTATAACCTGAATCAATTACAGAGTAAGAAGAATTTGGTAATCCATTCTTAAACGCAATTATATTAGCAAGTTTAGCTTCAGATTTGCTTTCGTCAACAACATCTGATTTAGCAGGACTGATAAACGCAATTGCGTCTTTTCTATATTCTGCAATGTTTGAGATCAGATATGTACCTAGGTTACCAGCATCATCAGATTTACCACCAAGTACGAATGAAACATCAATTTCGTTAGATGCCTTAAACAAATCGTAACCAGGCGCAAGATCCGCTAGAGTTGCTAGTGATTCAGATCTTCCATCTGTACCGACGTTTGAACTTGTAATAGCATTATTACCTGAAACACCCAAGTTAGTACCTAATCTTTCATATGTACTTGCCTGAGCAGAAGCTTCAAAGTGAGCGGTATTCGCTACCTTAACCCACGAAGATTCTTGTTCAATTGCTTCTTTGTAGTAATTTGTTTTACCACTTGGTAGCTTAGCCGTTGGGCTAACTGATACATCGCTGTATAATTCTAATACCGATCCAGCTGTACCACTGATTTCGCCATCTGCATCAAGAACTGCAATATGATAGTTTGCAGCTGCAGGTGCTTTTCCGAATAAATTGCCATAAGCCCATTTTCTTGTAATGGAAAGCTTATTTAAATTGGTTTCAGGCAATAGGTATTTACCACCTAAAGATAATGTATGATGAATTGCAGTTATAAGAACGTTGTTTGCTGTTGGATCTCCCGCAGCATCTCTTGATTCTTTGGTTACTGTATTAACAACAATTTCTTGATATCCTACTGAATTGTTACCGATAGTAATGATATCACCGCTTTCTATTGTTGTTATTTCGTTTGCTGGTAGGACTTCGAATGCAACACTTGCTGAGTTAAAACTAACTGTTTGAGATGTTGCTTGCTGTGCTGGACTGCCAGTAATTCTCGTAGTAGGAATTTCTCCTACTGTAATTTCTGTATTGGTAAAGTTGCTACCCTTAACATATGCTATTTCTAATGAATTACCTAACTTACCTGGATACAAGGCATCGAATGCTCCGTACGTAGTAAATGCTGGGTTAATGTCACCATTTGCATGTTTCTGAATATCGGTTGAAGAAGCAGTGACTGCCCCGTTATCAACTCTTACTACATATAATGCATTTGCGTATGAAAGGTAATCTGCTCCAACAAAAAATGTTTCATAGTTATCAGCGCCTGGAGTACCAAACCTTGAAACTAATTCATTTTCTGATGAAACGAGAACTGCTTCACCTACAGGACCCCATCTAAACACACCGGCCATTGCTGCAGGTGGTGTCGCGATGGCAGGAACCGATGCTGATGCGTCCACCTCTCTAACAATTACGGAAGGACTTACGGAAAAAGCCATATTATTCTCCTTTAATATTATCTAATTAAATCTTTTGTTACTAATTAATAGTTATCACAGTTTTATTTATAAAAGTTTCTATATCTAAAAACCACTGCTATCAGTCCGATACTCGATCCATCCCTGTTCATCAGGTATATCGTCTCCAGTATCTATAAAGCCGAACGGTAATAATTCTTCGTCAAGCTGTTGTTCTGTTTTTTCTTTCAATGCCATTAAGGTATTGATGTCTGTTAATTCTCTAAAGAATCGTTGGTCTGATAACCACGCAAACAATACTAAAGTCATTACCAAATCATCATTGTGACCTGATTCTGCTTCGTATGAATTTGCTTTTTTGCTAAATCGTGATAACTCCTGTATTGTGTTATAATCTTGTATTATTAACTGATTTTGTTCAATTAACAGTTTCAATATAGAACAACCTTTTGATTTTACGCTTTTGGTTGTTCGTATTCCATGATCTGCCCTCTTCCCTCCAAAATTTGATACTTGTTTCCCGGCTCGGCCGTGGTTTTGAGTAAAGAGAAGATTTTCATAGCCGTAATCCATAAAGAGTATATCTGCAACCTGTTCACCAATATCGTTAATTTCAATTAACACTGCACTCTCATTGTACATCAGCCCTATTCTATATATAACGGAGGCAAAGTCTACCGGACTTATGGTATTATCCTTATATACGCATACTTGTCTATATGGCATTTCGGTTGTGTCAATTATATTAAAAGCTGAATAATCAAGACCTTTACCTCTTGATACATCAACTACCATTACATATGAACGTTCTTGCCGTGCTGCTTCATATTGCGTAATACCTTCGGCCTCATGTAATGGCCGAGACGGCGCAAGTTCCTTGAGTTTAGTACCGCTTATTAGTGTACCCGAACTCCCTTGGAACTGACAACAATATTCTTGGTTGAATTTTTCCATATCAAAATCTAATGCTTCAAGCGTTTCATCTTTCCATGCCTCATCTCGGCCAGGTACATCGTTCCACATAACCTCAACGTATTCATAACCATTTGTACCTTCTTTAGCACCTTTACAGGTTTTCCAAAAATGATTCAATCCATTAGGAGTAGAGGTCATTAATAATTTTGTTGTTTTACCAGATGATATCGTCGGGTATACAGAAGCAAAGAATTCATCGAACCCTTCAATAAATGCAACCTCATCGAGATACAGAAAGGATATAGATTTACCACGAATAGCAGAAGATGTTGTAGTACCTGCATAGATCTTACAACCATTCTCTAACGTGATGTTACCTTTATTCCATTCCTCAATACCTTGTTGCATCCACTTAGGTAATGCTTCATAAGCTAGCTGGATACGACCTAAAACCTCTCGAGCAGCATCTCCTTTGTTTGCCAATATGGCTACAGTCTTGAATTCATTAAAGAGGATGTAGTGTAATATAACGGCTACTGCTGTAGTTGTTTTACCAGCCTGCCTTGATGTTAATACTGCAACTCTTCTTGAGTCAGTAATCTTACGTGTAATATCTTTTTGGTAGTCATACATGTTCATTGGAATTAATCCATGGTCAACATGCACGATCTTAATATATTGTTCTGCAAAATAAACTGGGTCATCAGCACACTTCATATACTCTTTAAGCATCTCAGGAGTAAATTCTATCTGTTCTCCAATCTTTTTGAGAAAGGAGTTACCTAGATAACCACGATCCATTACTTATCTTCACCTTTAATCATTTTCAGTAAATCGGCCGTTGATACAATAAGGTTATTATTTGTAATGTTTGTACTCTTATCAGCTGATGGATCTTCTTCTTTCGCGTATCTTTTCTTTGTTGACATCTCAACGAAATCTTTGTTTGCGTCAAGTAATGTTTTCATTAAAGTAGATACAACTTCAAATGCTCGAGGAGATTCAGACTGTTTTGCGATCTCAGTCATTTCTCTAACAGCGTCGTCACCGAGATTAATAATGTTTTCGATATTCGCTTTAGCCAATTCAATATCTTTTAAATTCTCTTTGGCAGTATCACTCATAACAGCTGGTAGGCCGGCTACACTTTCTTGCGGCAAATTCTTTAAAGAATCTACACTTTTCTGCAGTTCCCCGTCCATTGCGACTTCGTTTGTTGAAAAAGAGTTAACTGGTAAGTCAGATACTTTCACATCTAATTTATCCAAACCTTCTTGAGTATCTTGGAGTGGTCTCATATTTAACTTTTGCGCTATAGTATCTTCATTCATAATATTATTTATCCATAACATTCCAGTCACCATCTTTGTTTACCCAAGCGCAACTTTGACGAAGCTTTGATGTACTAAACCGATGGTCACGTTTATTAAAGTAAAGTTCAATATCTCGTTTACGACAAATGTCCTTTCCTGTAAATTCTTTATCTCTATACTCTGCCCCTAAGATACGAACATTGATTGTATATAGTTCAAGTATATCTTCAAGATCTTGTTCTGTTGAATAAGGAATAATTTCGTCAACGTAACTTACCGCTTTAAGTTGACTGTATCTTTCAACAATTGTTTGGATTGGTGGATTCTTTTCTTTAGGACGATCTAGTGAAGGATCCATTTGTAATCCTACAATTAAATAATCACATTGTTCTTTTGCTTCTCTTAGCATCTGAACGTGGCCTGCATGAAGCAGGTCAAAGCTGCTACAAGTAAATCCAATCTTCATAATAATGTTCCTTCTTAACTGAGTTCTGTATCAGAGACTTGCTCTATGTATGCCCAGTTGTCGTCAAATTCAATCAAGCTATAATCAATAGTTTGGGTTATATCTGAGGTTGCTACATTGTTAGCCGTAGAACCCGGTTGTCCTGTTTGGAATACCTCAAAAGGAGTATCCGAAGGTGTATCTGTTGCTAGTCTTGTATCAATGAATTTGATAACTGACTTATCTCTCTCAGGACCAAAGAACCACCCTTTCATTGTAAAGTTTAATGTATATAGTACACTTCTTCTTTGTGTAAATGCTCCTTCATAAATATCTTCTGACGCTACGTCATTTAATATGAGAGGGATATCTATTGCTTCTAATCCTGGTATCAGATTCACGGTACTTGTAAATTCTGGATTGAAGAACGGCAATATTTGTTCTAAACATTTTACAGCATCTTCGTTATATTTTGCCATGATGTATAAACTGAATCCCATATTATATGGAGTTCCTGAATATACGAATCTTCTTCCACCGTTTTCTACATCAACAACTTTCTTTCTTAATTTTCTTGTTGGCGAAACTTTTCGTTCAGCGTCATATACAAAACTTGTTAATTCAAAAGCCATACGAGGCAATGTCATTGCAAACGGTTGTCCTGCGGTTGGTTGCCCAAATGCGTCTTGCGTTGCTCCACCTTGTAATGTAGGATCTTGTTCAAGTCTTGCTAAAATCTTTTGATATGGTCCATAAGAAATAGGTACTATCTGTCTCTGATTAAGGGTCCCATCAGTACTTGTTCTACGAAGTTCTAATTGATTAAAATATGTACCAAATAAAGCAACATATTTGCGAATCGTAGAATTATAAAAATAATTTGCTATTGCCATTAGGTATCACTTATAGATATGTTTTCACTGAAAGGATCTACCTCTGAGAAATCAATAATACCATCGGCTTCTATTTCAAAGTCAAGGTTCATTGAGTTATCGTCAGTTGCAGCAAGTGCCGATAATGTTGCGTTGTTTGCATCAACAATTATGTCTGTATTATATGCAGCAAAGTAATCATCAATATTCGTACGACCAGTATTAAACCTCTGATTTGAATATTCTAATAATTCGCATTGCATATCATATATTTGAGTTTGACCCATTTGGTAAAATATGCTTTCATGTTCAACATATTTAATTTCAAACATCTTTTCGTTTATTGGGAAGTAAATCAAATCGCCTTCTCTTGGACGAACAAGATCAACAACCTCTCGAGTCACGTGTCTTTCGAATGTTCTATTCGCAACTGTAAGTGTTAATGTATCTCTTATTTCTAAACCAAACTTAGATAAGAAATCACCTTCGCCTTCAAAGCCTTCCATACTCTTAACATAGGCTTCAAATTCAAATGTTTCATTATATTCTGGAAAGTCGTCTTCATTAAAAATTGTATCTCTGCCCTTTATTGCCCGGCTGATATAAATGATGTCGACACCATAGATCTTAATTGACTCAATAATCAGATCGTCAATTAAAGTTTGCTCTTGAACTTGGGCATAATTATTAAAGAATGTATTCGTTGCCATCACTTATCCAATATAGTTATAGGAAAGCGGTTGTAGATTTTGGACTGCTTCTTCTTCCATCGCCTTTCTTTCTTCTCTGGCATCAGAAAGTATTTGTTCTCCGTTGAAAGATACTCCACCAACAAGTTGCATACCTGTAAATTTTGTTAGGTTTGATCCCCACTGTTCTTTAACTAATGCTGCTGCGTAATTTTGCAAGAAACGATCAGACCATACATCTCCATACGTTGATCCGTCAATTACATCATACGCCTCAATAATAATATATTCGCCAACAGCTATTGATTCAGAACCAGAATCAATCCATAATTTATTTACATGTTTATTATAACGAATCATTGGTCTGCCTACAAGCATTTCTTGTAAGAATTCCAAATGTTGCATTGACATAAAATAGTTTGTGATGTTATAACCAGTAATATCTTCAAGATTATTTAAAACAAATTGATACTGAACATTAAATATGCCGCCGCCCGTAGAAATACTTGACTGCATATTAAAGATGCCTGATATACCAAGTATCGTTGTAGGTAAAGTTATATAACCATTATCTTTATCTTCCTGGGTAATCTGGTGTTTCATATAAACAAGTTGACTTCCATTATAATGATAGTCTCTCCAAAAATCAATAGCTTCATCAATACGATCGTCAATCTGTTCATCGGAAACATTAATGTCAATCACTGGCGCACCGAGTTTTCTTAAAACCCAATCTTTAAAAGTTGTTCTTGAATTTGGTTGTGCCATTAGTTTATTCTCTTTTGTTTATTTATTATGTAAACACGCAATTTGTTTGACCAAACTCAGGTCCAAAAGGACTCATGCCGCCGTATTGATCGGCACCGCCGATCCAAATCCACCTAGTCTCAGCACCACCTGGTGCAATCGCGTGTGCCGCATTCGTTCTTAAGTATGCTGTACTGCCGACAGTTAAAGTAGTCCATCCACTGTTTGCGTGGGACCCAGCAATTACCAGACGCAATTCGCTCAGCTCCTGGGCGAAGGTCATGTCAGTTTCCCATTCATAAGAAAGCCTGGTGATTGCGGCGCCACTATAAATATTGCTTGTTCCATCAGAGATAGAACCACCCGCGAAGGAACCGAAGCCCTCTGTACTTCTTGTCGTTGACTGCCCACCGCCAGTGTTCGTCCCAACAGTAACTACTTGAGTATCTAAGTTACCGCCTCCACCGCCACCGCCAGCCCCGGAATTGCCGGCGCCTACAAGACCTGAGTTACTAACTAAATTCATTACATGTGATAATGCCATTTTATTCTCCTATGCAACACCTTCGTACTGGACAGCATAATAGCCAGTTGCTAATACTGGTGATCCACTACTATTCGCCGATATTTCTATTTTCATAGTGCAATCTTCGGTGCCATAAGTAGTTACGTTTCTGCTATCGTATACCACAAATTCTCTTGTCTGGTTTAAAGGTATCCACGTGTTGAGTGTAGAACTTTGAGCTGCGCTTAAGGTAACTGAGCCTGAGTTATTGGACGCTTTTATATAATATGTTTGTGATGGAGTAATGTTATTCCAAGTTGTAGTAGAAAATAAAGTTTCGCCATCTCCGCCTATATTATTTGGATGTTGCCATTTATATACATTACCATCTGCTTTAAATCTCCAGCCTGCTTCAAATGGCACTATTCCAGGCAGATCAAAGTTGGTAGCAGGAAAGACTGCAGTTCCGTCTAAAGTAACGGCTTCTGTTGGTGAAGATCCGGCGTAGCCTACAGCAGATCCAGTAAAATAAGTTCCTCTTGAAAGAAACGTGATTTGCCAATATCTTCGAGTGGACCAAGTTGGTTCTCCACCAACCCACTTAATAGTAGATGGAAAAGTTGGTACCCAAGGAGTTGAACCTGTATCTAATAGTAACGCAGTTGTTCTGCCTTCATCACCACCGCTCATAGTGAATGTTTGGTTCGCCGTCATGATACACGTCTGAATAGCGTTAGACACACTAATGTTGCTAGTGGTAACCGACGGAGAAGCGTGTAAGTCTCCATATAAACCACTAGTATTAGTAACATTAATAAATGCCCTTGAGTCGTCTATCACTGTAGTGTTTGTTATTTTAATCGCCATTATACATTCTCCTTATCGGCATAATCACCACTTACAATTATATGTTCTGAACCGTCTTCATTAAATACTGAGAATGTACCTGAAGTTGTTTCAATATAAACCGTATCAGTATCTTGTCTGTGATATTGCTTATCACCTTCGTAATCATTAGGAAGTACCCAATTATTATCTATAAGCATTGGATGATCATGTGTAATTTCTAACCAACCATCAACTGTATAGTAACCTTCACGTGGATGATCCTTATTAATATCAATAATCTTTGTAAACATTTCTTCGCTATCGTCAGCAATCATATCACCAACTTCAAGATCGTAAACTCTAATTAAACCTTTGCCTTGAACTTGTACTAACATATTATTTGTTAGACACGTATTGCCAACTCCAGCGCCGTAATAAGTGACTTCGAGTGCTTGGGTTTGAGTATCTAGCACAACATTATCTGACACTCTGCGTATTGAAACAGTACCTGTAATCCTGCCTGCACTTTCGCCAGTTGTTGTTGTGGATACGGTCCAAGTTCTTGCACTTCCTAAACTTAACCAAACATTATTACCAGGGTTAGCAGTAACACTCCCGCCGCTGTGGTTAGTCGTGAATTGATACTTTATCTCATAGTCTGAACCAGTAACCGCGGTTCCCCACGAAGAAGTACCAGTTTGAGTATCATAGTTTAGATTCTCAAACGTCCCAGTAGGTGAGTTAGCGCTGTAAGATACTCCGCCAGTGGTTTGAAACGTCATGCTTGCGGTTCCTGCGGTGTGAGGGTTAGTAGACTCATCCCACCAAAAGCCCTTTTGATATTTCCGAGCGGTTGAGCCTAAATCTACTGAAGCAGCTTGGGTTCCTGTTCCCCAACCAGTTGCTGTTGCTCGAATCGTAGTGTTATCCCAACAAGTAAAACAAACTAACCATTGTGTTACTCCTGTTGCATCCCAATCCGGTTCAGTGCCAGCGCCCGGCCATTTAATACTGGCAGGCCAAGTAGGTATATATTGGCTTGAACCAATATCTAGCATAAGCAAACAAACTTTACCTGTGGCAGCCATTTAGCTTATCCAATAAATCCATAGGAAAGAGGTTGCAGATTCTGTATTGCTTCTTCCTCCATTATTTTCCTTTCTTCTCTGGCATCAGCAAGTATCTGTTCTCCGTTGAAAGATACTCCACCAACAAGTTGCATACCCGTAAATTTTGTTAGGTTCGATCCCCACTGTTCTTTAATTAACGCAGCTGCGTAATTTTGTAAGAAACGATCACCCCATACATCTGCATATGTTGCTCCGTCAATTACATCATACGCCTCAATAATAATATATTCGCCAACAGGCATTGTGTCTGCCCCAGAATCAATCCATAATTTATTTACATGTTTATTATAACGGATCATTGGTTTTCCAACAAGCATTTCTTGTAAGAATTCCATATGTTGCATTGACATAAAATAGTTTGTGATATTATAACCAGTAATGTCTTCGAGATTATTTAGAACAAATTGGTACTGAACATTAAATATGCCGCCACCCGTAGAAATACTTGACTGCATATTAAAGATGCCTGATATACCAAGTATCGTTGTAGGTAAAGTTATATAACCATTATCTTTATCAGTTTGAGTAATTTGGTGTTTAAGATAAACTAACTGGCTTCCGTTATAATGATAATCTCTCCAGAAATCTATAGCTTCATCAAGACGGTCATCAATCTGTTCATCTGACACATTAATATCAATAACAGGAGCACCTAGCTTACGGAGTACCCAGCCTTTGAATTGTTCTCTTGTTGTTGGTTGTGCCATTTTTAATTTACTCTATTATTTTTTATTATTTATTAGTACGTTGAGTCTGATCTTGCAGCCATATCCAATTTGTATTCAAATACTTTTGTATCATCTTTTCCACCCAATCTTACCCAACATTCTATAACGTGACGTTTTTGTAGTCTTGATACTGCGTTACCGTTGCTCTGAGTTTCACATCTAAATCTGCATCTAATTCCTACGCTGTCGGTTGGAACATCAATTCCTGACTGCCCACCAACATTATGAACAGAAAACCAACTATCATTTGTATAAGTACCTATTGTTGCTGGGGATCCTGTTCCATGAAAATGTCTTCTATCCATAGTTTGAGTATAGTATGTAGTACCATTGTCGATTACATTGGTTGTAGTGAGCTTTAATTTTAAACTATCAACTGGGCCAGGGTAAGTTTGGCCAGCTACTACAGAATCATTTGAATAGTGAACTCGTGAACCTCCTAGCATATCTACTGCTGTACCACCAGAAGTAAAATATTCAAAGTCTTCGTCTTCATATTGACCACTAGATCCACCGGCACCTGAACCATTATCAGTTGTTTTTAATACAAAACCTCCAAAAAGAGTATCGTAGAAAAAGTCAACAATTACATCGGAATCAGCCGATGCTGAATCACCGTCTATTCCAAGAGCATACATAACAGTCTCAACAGTATCTTGTGGACTTTGTCTATCAAAAATGTCTTCGCCTGTAGATGGGTATTCGTTACCGCTTACCCCGCCTGAGCCCGCAGCATTTTTACCACCTGCGATTGTATTAAATGAATGTGTTAATGCCATTACTTATCCTTTATGCTGTTCCGTTAACTTCCCAAGTATAATAACCAGTAGCTACAATATTTGAACCATTTGAAGTTGAAGAAATTTCTATTTTCGTACATCCATTGAATGTACCAACACCACTTCGTGGTCCATTAACTTTATATCTAAACTGCCTATTACTTGATAATGCAAGCCAACTATTTAATGTATCACTAACTGTTGTATTCAGAGTCATAGGTTGAGACATATTTGCATTATCGTTTGATGCTCTGATATAATATGTTTGTGAAGGTGTAATATTATTCCACTTAGATGTACTATATGTCCAATATCCGGTTTGTCCTTGAGCAGAACCATTTGTATATTTTTCTATGTTTCCATCAGATCTGAATCTCATACCAAAAACCGCGTCCGCTGTAGGTGGCATAGATGTTGCTGTACTATCAGCTGCGGCAAGGGTATTACCTGTTCCATGTAATGCTATTGATTCTGTTGGTGTACTACCTGTAAATCCTACAGCTGATGCACGAATATCATTTGAGTCAACATATAAAAAAGTAATTTGCCAATGCTGATACGTACTCCATGTTGGTTCTGTATTGTTTTCCCAATTAACATCCGAAGGAAATGTTGGAGCATAAGGTACTGAAGATGTATCTAAAAGCAGCATACAACTTTTACCTGTTGCTCCACCTGTAGATGTAAATGTTGTTGCCGCTCCTAAAGTACAAGTCATAACTGGAGTTGTGAAGTTAACATTATTTGTCGTTGTGACTACGGTCGAATGAAGATCGTCGTAACTTCCCTGCGTGTCTTGTACATTAATTACTTCAAAATTGTCATCAATTACGGTTGTCCCGCCTATTTTAATCGCCACTTGATGCTCCTAATTGTTCCATGCATTTATCCACCTCTGCCTGATCTAATTCTTTATCACCATGATATGGTGCAAGCATCCAAACTTCTTCTAATTCATTATCAATCGGGTTCTTTATAAAGAATTGACGATTAATTACTCCGCCATCTATATAATCTTTTTTAAATTCTATTGTCATATTTTTTTAATTCCTACGGTTGATGGTCAGCTCTTAGCTTGCAAGGGATAGATACTAATTCTACTTGGTCTGAAGCTCTTCTAATTTTTAATGTTCCATCAAGTATATTAATTGTTGACGCATTAGAATCGTCATAAAGTTCCCATTCGCGGCTTGAGCCTAATCCTTGCCATGTATTATTACTTGCTGTAGATTGATCTGCACCACCGCTGATATACGCTATATAGTTATAGTTACATTCGTAGTCACTTGCGCTTCCTGAAAGCAACCATGTAAATCCGTTATCACCTGCGCCAGATAGACCACCTTGTGTTCCTAAACCTGATAAAGTCAATGATCCTCCAGAATTTAATCTAACAAAACAATTACAGTTTCCGCCATTCAAGCCAGAGAAAACATAAAGATCAATTGAGCTTGGTAAAGCTACCTGACTTGATCCGCCACCTCCTAAAGATCCCCAACCAGTTGCGATTACTCTTACGGTTGAGTTGTCCCAAGCAGTTAATCCTATTTGCCAATATCGTGTACCTGTCCAAGTTGGTTCAGTATCTTCGGCAAATTTAAAGGTTGATGGAAATGTTGGTGCGTTTCCTGATGAACCTGTATCTAAAAGAAGAATTGCCGATTTGCCTGTTGCTACATTAGAAACAGTAAACGTTGTAGCTCCAGTTAACTCAACTGTCATAATAGGCTTGTTCATATCAATCGCGGTTGTGATAGTTTCACCATTAGGATAAAAAGATGAATACTTGCCTGACATACTAGTAAAGTTTTGTAATTTGGCTGAATCTGTAATTACTGTGGTTGTTGCTATTTTAATTGCCATATCTATACGCCCTTATACATTCCATAATTTGCCACCAGTGAGGCATAGTTTTGACTTAATTCACATGTTGAATATAATGTTCCTTGGTCGCATATTACTCTAATACGAAAATCCGGATCTGAACTATTAAAGGTTGCTCCTGTTACGGTGTTGGTGGTTGTACTATTTGCATAAGCCGCCCACCAAAATCTTACATATCCATTATAGTATGTTCCAGAACTATATCCGTCGGCAGCTGGTGTTGGTCCGCCACTATAAGAAGCTGCATCACACACTCCAGAACAGTTTTGACCTGAAACGTTATATTGAAACTGAACAGAAGTAATATTTGTTAGCGCAGTATAATTAACGTAAGTGTAGGTGGTTGCAGATGCATACTGATTGGTGGCACTCCACCAACCTACTTTAATTCTATTACTTGCGGGCTCATGCTCAAACGATACAGATGCCCAAGCTTGTGCTATTCCTACTGCTGTATATGCAGTTTGTGATGTGTCAAACCCAATGTATGGAAGGAATGTTGAAGGTAATCCACCAGAAGGCGCTGAACCTGCGTCATCAAAACCAATAGCCGTCGCTCTTACATTGGTACTATTCCAACACATTAAAGTAATTGTCCAATGTCTATAACCTGTCCAAGTTGGTTCTCCGCCAGGAAATTCTACTGAAGAATCAAAAGATGGTGTATGAGGAGTTGCTGTTGTATCTAAAATTAAAACTACATCTCTACCAAAAGCTTTATTTGTACATGTGAATGCAACGTTGCCTGTCATATCAACTTTTTGAATAGGAACCAACATTGAGATGTTAAGACTTGATGCGGATGTGATGGTTGTTTCGTCTGGATGAAAATCACCAAAAGTACCGGAAGCTCCGGTTAAATTTTCAAGTTCTCTGGAATTGTTAATAACGGTGACACCGCTTATTTTGATTGCCATCTTCGTCTCCTGACTATTAGCATTATTCTAAATTATAGTTTTATTTATACATTAGTCACGGCGTTCAATGTCAGATTCTTCGAGTTTATCTCCGAGCCATACTTCGATTACTTTAGCAGGTTCTGATCCTACATTTGTTGCCTTATGCCAAACTCCTTTTGGAATGTCAATACTTTGTCCTTCCCAATAGATACGAGATTCTGTTCTATTCATACCATGATCGAGTTCCATTAATATAGAACCCTTTACAACATGCCAATGTTCAGATCTATGCTCGTGTTTTTGGTCGCTTAGTGATTGTCCTTCGTCAAAACTTAGTTCTTTAACTCGCCATGAACCATTTGAATCTAATACTTTATATGTTCCCCATTTACGCTGAGTTGTAGGTTGTGACCATTCTTTGAGTATCCAACTTGATGAATTCTTTTTATCTTCTCCACCAATTCCAAACTCAAACTCAATACCCTCTACTGCCATCTCAGGGATGTTATCTGATGTTCTATCACCACCGTTTACAAATATAATAGTATCTGAAGGATATAAAAGTTTAACTTGTTCTAAGCAATGTATCGCGCTTCCATCTGAATCGTCAAATCCAATTACTTGATCTACACAAGCAAGTTCTGAAACAATAGCTGCTCGTTCTTCGAAAGGCATAAATGCTCTACCTTTCTTTCGTGATAGCCATTCGTCTGAATTAACGCCAACAACTAATCTTATACCACATAAAGAAGCTTCTTTTAAATATTTAATATGCCCTGAGTGTATTGGATCAAATCCACCTGTGGCAACTACCGTAATCATGCGATAGGCTCCATCATATAATCCCATATAAAGTTAGTATCTTTTTTGGAAATCATTTCTTTTGGAATTTCAACAACGTCTGGGTGATAATACCAATCTTCGTAAGGGTAACCAACTTCATGGAAACCAACGTTTGGAACGGCAAGTTTATACCCAGCTCCTTCAAGAATCTTTTTCGCGGCAAACTTTTTATCAGTACCTAAACGATAAGAATCATGTTCAAAAGTAATAAC